TATTTATTTGTATAAGAAGACCCATAACAAAACTGGCTTACAGTATTTGGGTAAAACCACTCAACAAGACCCGCATAAGTATAGAGGTTCAGGCATTCGCTGGAATAGTCACCTCAAGAAACACGGATATGATGTTACTACAGAAATCCTCAAAGAATGCCAAACTAACGAAGAAGTTAAAGAATGGGGACTTTACTATAGTGAGTTATGGAATGTCGTAGATAACAAATCTTGGGCTAACCTAAAACCGGAATCTGGACAAGGAGGATCTATTAATCAAGATGAAGCAGTAGTAATAGAAAAATTACGAGAAGTATACGGTAACAAATATGATTTGTCAAAAGTCAACTATATCGGAGCCAGACACAAAATAACACTAATTTGCGACAAACACGGTTCTTGGAGTAAGATGTATGAAAAGGTTATCGGTGGCGGCGGGTGCCCTAAATGTAATTTAGAAAACTCTCCTAAACACAGAGATTATAACAGACTTAAAACTACCAAAGGATTCATAGAGCAAGCCAAGACTGCACACGGCGAAAAATATGACTACTCGTCGGTATCGTACATCAATACTGACACTAAGGTAAAAATTATTTGTCCTGAACATGGAGTATTTGAACAAATACCCTGGGGACACTTAAAATATGGTTGCCGTGCTTGTGGATACTGCAACCGAAAAAGACAATGATGAGTTACCCGGTTCGCCACCACTTCTCCCAAGGGAATACAATCCAAGCAGGGTCTTCATCCTTGTTGATATTTTCACCAGAATAATCGATGCTGTTGAAGTTGCTGCTCTCATTATCTACCAGCACAGCAAATCTCACATTTTTATTCCATACAGATCGCCATGCTTCTTCTTCGGCAGGAAGGCAACTATTGATCCAGTCTTGCTTGATCCAATCGAATGTAGCACCGCTATCATTGATATCATCCACGATCAGAATATTCTTACGCTTATGAATATCCCAGCGGCTCTTCAGTGTTTCGCGAGCATCAACTGATACATAACCAAATGCATCTTCAGCCATCCAGCAGTTGGATTCTGTATCAGGCGGATCGCTACGCAGGCTTACCTTGAGAGTATGCATAGGAATATTGAAATAGTGACTGATCATCAGAGCAGGAACGATTCCTCCCCGCGTGATGCCGATAACATAGTCAGGTCGAAATCTACTGATAGAAATCTGCCTGACGATGGTGTGAACCATCTCATTGATATTATTAAAGTGTATCTCTTTCGACATATTACTGATCATCCTCACGATGTCCCACGCGCATAGCCATGTTGCTGTCCGTCTCTCTGACTTCTACCTTGCAACACCACACGCGATCACCCCAACCATAGAGCGGAAGGAACTGCTCATTCACATAATCATAGAGAAACTCTGCGATGCCTTCGCATCCAGTCTTCTCCACCATAGTGATCTTCGCGAGACCCAGCTTGCCTAGATTGAGCAGATGTTCCTTCATAGGGTCATCCTCTGCGACGAGAAGAGTATGATCGAACCAATCTTCGAGAAGTCCTTTCAGAGGCTTCAAGCCACCGAAATCAACGACCCAGTTACGAGCGTCCAGAGTATCGGATTCGAACTCGAAATGAAACGACAATGCATAGCCATGAACTTGATTGCAGTGACTATCTGCTCGCCACTGACGATATGCAACAGGACCGATTTGTCGATACGACTTAGTGCTAATGTATTTTGCCATTCTTATTCTCCTATGTTAAAGATAGCATAGGCGGCAGAATTTGTCAAGCGGGATGACGCCAAAGACCGCTTTTTTATTTGATACGCTGAACAATGATAAACCCATAACGCAACATTGTCCATTCGCATCCTATTCTATTTATGGTATGCTCTACGACCTGAATCATTTTTCCGCTATTACCACAGATGATGGTCAGGGGAAGCGTGTGCTGGCTCATCAGGATGAAGTTTTCTACCATGAGATCAACATCCTGATGCCTGACACCGTGCAGGTCCAGATGGTTGGTTAGTCCCATAACTCTATATCAGAGACTTGAATCCACTCGCCCAGGACTTCTCGCACACAATATTGACAGAGATCAATACCTATGTGCGTCCCGTCACCGAATGTCTTGCTACCATATCCACATGTGTCTGACCATGATAGAAACTCTTGTATTTCTATAATATCATCATGCATAGTCTTGCAGCGATCACATTCAATAGCGGTGACGCTTGCGACCGGCATCACGGTATGAATTTTCATCGATAAGTTCTCTTGCTGTCTTCGATCCAGCAGCCGTGATCATAATCCCAATGCCTATGATCATAGATTTCAAGCATGAGATTATGTCGTAGAAGGCCCAGCTGGATCGAAAGACCGGCATGGTCACCCGAGAGGGTATACCTCACGCCGATGGTAAAGATATCATCTCCCACACGACTGACCTGAATCTCCAGAGATTTATTCTTAGAGATTTTCCAGTCCCTAATGAAATAATCCTTAGGTCGGCTGAATGAATTTTCGAAAGGCCAGTAGAGTGAGAAATGAAAGTTTAACATCAGCACTTACCCATTCGTGCGATGTTCAGAAACTCATTCCGAGCAGCAGGATCAGTCTTGAATCCACCGCCCAGCTTAGTCGTGACCGTAGAAGATCCAGTGTCTTCAACTCCGCGTGACTTGACGCAGTAGTGTTGTGCATCGATCATGACTGCTACATTGTCAGTTTCGAGGATATAGCACAGAGTATGAAAGACTTGTTCGGTCAGTCGTTCTTGAATCTGGGGACGCTTCGAGAAATATTCTACGATACGATTGATCTTAGAGAGTCCCAGAACCTTTTCATTAGGAACATAAGCAACAGTAGCAAGACCGTCAATTACTACGCCGTGATGTTCACAATTGCTCATTACAACGACATTTCGTTCCACTACCATTTCGTCATAACGCATCTTGTTATCAACAGTTGTGCATTTAGGGAAGTTTTCTTCCTTAAGGCCGAAGTATATTTCATTTACATACATTTTTGCCATTCTATTGGGAGTTTCAGCAAGACTATCATCCGTCATGTCCATGCCGAGTGTTTTCCAAATAGTCATGAATGCATCTTCAATGATGTCAATTTTCTTCTTGTTTTCTACTTCTAATGCTTTTTCTACAATAGGAGTCTCTACTCCCATAGAAATCAGGTATTCCCTAATCTTTTTACCTAACTTGGCGTCTGTCTTAGTCTTATCAAAGCTCACAATGTTTCTCCTTACTCATATTTGTGTGTGATTGATGAATGTGGGTTTAGTAGAATTCCATACTAATCCATATTGATACTTCTTATTTGGGCAATTTGAGATATCTTCATCTGTTCTATACTTGCCTTTTAGTTCCCCTTCAAAGATAACTCTTTTACCTGAAGGTTTATATTTTCTTCCATATATAACATTATATTGTAGATCAACATATTTGTCAATGTCTTCTGGAGACAAGAATTTCTCCTCATCGTTAACAATACACCATCTTTTTCCCTTTACTACTGACTTTCCATACATGCCATTTGAGCATCCGAATCTAGCTTTAGATTGCTGTTCGCCTATTCTTGTAGGAATAACAGATGTGTTAACTATGTTGTCTTTGCCGTATATTTCTTCAAATAAAGAAAGCTGATCATTCTTTATGATCGCATGTTCGCCTAGCAAGTTGTTATAGATTGTTATAGTATTTTTTCTAGGATTGTTAAACTTTTTGTGCTTTTTTACATCACTTTTACCTAAAATCCAAGCAGAAGTTCGTATGTTTGTAAGCCCATATGCTTCTTTCAAGTGCTTGATTAACATTTCTTCTACTCTAACAGCTTCGCTCTCTGTTAGGCTATCCTCAATCTTCAATATAAACGGCTGCATCCCGGCAGAGCATATTTGGCGAATGGTGTTAAGTTTATGGGTGTTTCTATATTTTCTTGTAGGACGAGCATCCTTAAGATGATCATACATTCGTCCTGCTTTACCTTTTCCTATGTAGAAGGGTTTATACAGAAACGAGACAGTTTCGGTCATGAAGTGACCCGGTTCTCGGGGGTCAAGATAAGCGTATACATAATAATGTGACATATAAGTTCCTTACTCCTTATATAATATATCAATGGAAATTGAAATCTATCATATTTCAACATTATTATTTATCATTGGCTACACAAACACTCTATTAAACTGATTGTTTACCCGAACAAATGTGGTGCACTTACTCAAGTGCTTCAATTCAGCAGCGCCAACATAAGTGCAAGCACTACGCAACCCACCGAGTATATCCCGCACCACCGCATCCACTGGACCCTTGTAAGGAATAGTCACGGTCCTACCTTCACTTGAGCGATAGTCTGCTACGCCGCCGTTGTGCTTGTTCATGGCAGTCTCGCTGCTCATTCCGTAGAACTTTACTAGGGTCTCGGTAGTCAGGATATCGTCGCCTTCATCTGTGCAATATCCTGACTTCTTCCAGCGATAGTGCTTCTCGCCACCGCCTTCGTCACATCCTGCGAGCAGTCCTCCGAGCATGACGAAGTCCGCTCCTGCACCGAAGGCTTTAGCAACGTCTCCTGGGCAGGTGCATCCGCCATCAGCGATGATATGTCCACCAAGACCGTGAGCAGCATCACTGCACTCCATAATAGCACTAAGCTGAGGATAGCCAACGCCAGTTTGAATACGAGTCGTGCAAACACTCCCAGGCCCGATTCCAACTTTAACAATGTCTGCTCCATTTAAGATCAACTCCTGTGTCATATCCGCGGTGACAACATTGCCCGCGATGATTGTTTTCTGGGGATAACGATTTCTAACTTTAGCAACGAAACTACTGAAAGATTCCGTGTAGCCATTAGCCACATCGATGCAGATAAACTGAACGAGGGGATAACGATCCATGAGAAGTTGAAGCCTATCATAGTCGTTATCGCTCGTGCCAGTGCTTACCGAGAAACGAGAAGATCGGATATTGTTATCGATATCTTCCGTCGTCTTGGTGAGACAAGTGAATAACTCATGCTGCTGTAGAGCAAGAGCCATATCAATCGTACCAACACCATCCATGTTAGCAGCCATGATAGGAATACCTTGCCATTCATTTCTGCTATGCTTGAATGTATAAGATCGAAGCAGATTGACTTCTTTACGGCTCGTGAGTGCCGATCGCTTTGGGCGGATCAGCACATCACTGAAGTCAAGCAGGATCTCATTTTCGATACGCATTAGTATTTCGCCTCGCGAGTATGCTTACGATAATCAGTAAACATCCGTCGCCATTGCTTGGACTTGGAATCGATGATAGAATATTCCAGTTCAGCACCTTCGATGATATCGCAGATACGATCAACGGTGCCATCGGTCCAGTCGCTGATCTTGCCCATGTTCACATGTGGCTTCTTGATCAGCGTGTCCAGCTTCGTGATAGCATCAGCGATAGACCAAGGAATATACATGCGTTCAGGATCATTGGCGAAGACTTCGGGGAAGCTACGATACGCGGGATACAGAACATTGCAACCCAGAGCATCTGCTTCGCTCACCGTGTTAGAAACCCAATCTTGAAGCGCACAATTGAACACAACGCGGCTATCGTTGACGATTTCATAATACTGGTTCTTCTGCAGATCCTCATAGATGGTAAGCTTGTTCTGCTCTACCATCTCATGAGTTCGCCGCATATAACTATCGTTATTCGTGCGAAGCTTGCTACCGCTACAGATGACGAACTCTACCTTCTTGCTGGGATAAGTGTTGTGCCAAGCATCGATGAGGTCCAGATAGAAGTCAGGTTGCTTCTCTTGATCCCAGCGAGCAGAGAACACGACACGCATCCTGCGATCATTGAATGACTTGATCCTCTCTACACGGCGCTGGACTTCTTCCTTACCGAAAGCGAGACCACTGATATTGTAGATAGGAGCAGTCCATCCTGCGATCTTCATGTTCATGACCATCTCTTCGCTCGTCGCGAGGATACCAGTCACAAACTCATTGACCATCTTCTCATAGTGCGCCATCCACTTCTGCATACCCCAGACATGAACAAAGTCATCAGGATCGATAGTCTGAGCCAGACAACGCACAAAGATGCGAGGACGCTTGCTGGGTTCGATCTGGTCGATGATGTAGGGAAGGGATTCGATACCAGGCTGAAACATATCTTCGAAATAGATGACATCATTGCTGTCGATCTTGCCCTCGCGCATCATCTTCACGAGGTTCATCATCTGGCTCATACCGTAGTAAGAGCGACCATGAGCATCCAGGACCTGACCAGTGACGATAGCCTTGCTATTGTCTAAGGTCTCGCCGGGAACAATCACATAATCGATCTTGCGACGGTCGAATACCGCAGTATTCCAGTCAGTAAGTTGTAGCGTATATCGTGCATTATAGGGTTCAAGCCCCATATAATAGAGCTTACGCATCATCCGCGCTTTCGAGTGAGGGCTTCTGCTTCTGCTTCCTTGAACTTCGCGAGATCGATCTCCCACTGGTTCTTCACTGGGGTACCAGCGACAAACTTCTGAAACTGACGATACACATAACTCTTGGAGTTATAGAGATCACGCTCGTCAAAGCGATAACCGTAGTCCCGACAGAAGTTGAGATATGCTTCGAGATCATCGAAGACCTTGTTAGTGCGGGGATTAGACTTCACTGCATTAGTCATTGTTAGTTCCTTAAATAGAGATTGTTTGATAGGGCTTGGTTGTGTTATAATAAATCGTAGCACCGTTCTCACCGTCTTCAGCGACCGTGATTTCGATGTTACGCTCGGGATAGCGAGCGGAGATCATGTCATAGAGATCGTCGCTCACCATTTCACATGACTTATGGTCGAGTTGCATCACTCCGTCGCGAAAGCTATTTTCGAGCCAACGCTTGAACTGAATAAACTCGATATCACGGTCATTGTGAAATACTTGAATCCCCACCTTGAAGTGAAAGATGTGTCGATGGGGGAAACCTAGGAAACTTACATCATACTCATCGCCTGTTGCCAGTGCGGGGTCAGTGTCTGCTCCGGGATACTTGTGAATACCTTCACGCTGAAATGTAACCCAGATCATTCGAACTGCGCGTTCCTTGATACGGAGACGCTTGTCTGCTCGTGCTTGCTCTTGCATAATAGAGATATCAGTCATTTGTCGCTTTCAAACGCATCATATGTTGTTATAATAACTCATCTTCGTGAGAAGGTCAAGTGTTTTTTCAATCTTCGTCCCACAAAGGAAGATTGTCTGTCTGAAGGCTGATGATATCATCTTCGAGTTTTTCGATCTCCTTAGGTGGTGCACCCATTTCCTTCATCTCATCCAGCTTAGCCTTCAGACTCCAGATTTGTGCGAGTTTATTATCATACTTCATCAGATTTTTTCCTTTTCGAACATAACCGTATTAAAACTTCCTGCATATCCGTAGAAGGTGTAAGTGGATGAACTCCTGCCGACGGTGAGGGTATCTACCGTCAGAAGTTGCTTAGTGTTGAATATATCGGCTGCTCGCTCACGCTCAATATCATATCCATTCTCATTGAGAAACCTTACCCGTTCTCCACGGACCGCTAATCCAATCTCACGCACATGTTCGAGATTGACTGCTGGCACCATTTCTCCATTTACATACTCAATATACGATGTTTCGATGCCGTGCCGCTCCAGTTCTGTGAGCGTGTATCTATCATTCTGATCCATGTTCGAGATCCTGTTCATGTATAACTTTATTGAATGTCACCGTAACTTCTACGATGCCACAACCCGCCCAGGATTTGTGATCGCTCTTCAGAGCCTCGACGGATGGATATACCTTGTTTCCATCGGGGGCGTGACCGATCTCATGATCCCAATCGATCATGCACATATATCCAGTGACCTTCTTGGGTTCCTTGAAATCCGCGTCAATCGCTTCTTTCACTTCTTTATGGAAATCGATGCCCAGCACCTTTAGGTCTTCGAGCAACTCTGTAGTCGCAGAATATGTGATGCCTTTATAAGTAAAAATATTATTCACTTTGTTTGTTCCTTATCGGGCAGGGGCGGATAGAAGTAAGTCTTCGCAGGCTTTACTTTATTTCGTTGCTCTTCATATAGATCATAATCCATCATGCGATCCACTTCACGCTTGGCGATCTCGTATGTACCATACTCAACCCGGCGGTTATACCTCTCCCACCAGAAGGCAACCTTCTGTTCTATATGATAGCGAGTGCCCCAACCATCAGTGATCCGCTTGATCCTGAACTTACGAACCATCAGAACTCTTTCCAGACATAAACGCTATTACCAGTCTTGAAGCGGACGCACTTCGCGGTGTTACCCGTTTCATCCGTGTCTTCCCACTCATCCGTGATCTCAGTAATAATAGTTGTCTGCCACCAATCTTGGTGTGAATAACTCCTAGCAAACATGGATCCAACTCGCATAGCGACACCAACACGCGGCCGGGCATTCACCTCTTCTTCTACGCTGATAATACGATCAGCATCATAGATAGGAACGATTGCCACTGACATCGGACCGGAATCACCTGCATTGTCTTTCGTTCTATATAGCGAATAAGTCATTGGTCTTTATTTTTCCCGTCAGGATCGGATGTAGATGATTCCCAGTGTCTCAGCCGGGCTTCTAATGCTTCGATCTTTTTCTGTTGTTCTTCTTGATTTTTCAATGCAGCAATGGCGATATTGATGGCAGTGAGTTTTCTCTCATGATCAGCCATCCACTGCTTCCGTGCCCATGTGTGCAAATACCGTAGCACGCCGATCACTTCTTCATTTGACATCATTCGTCTATCGCCCGAAGGATCGCGACACGATGGGATTCCCTAGAACCCAAGCATTTGTCAAAGGTATCTTCATAACTCTGTTCGAACCGAGAGATCGCCTCATCTGTTGTGATATGATCTCGCATGGCTTGAAGGATGGCATCAGCAGCCTCGCCCCGGGTCAGGCCCTGCATATGGATCGCTAGGATACGCTTGATCTCATCTCTAATCGACATCAGTGTTCCTCTTTGGGATGGAGCCGTCCCACACAATAACCCACAAACCAGTTAAGGATGCATCCTATAAACCAAATAGCAGCTTCATTCATTGTTCAGATTCCTTCACATCCGACCGAACTTATCGGCGACCCATTCTTCTTGCTTCTTGATCATCTCTGTATCACGATCATGATGCTTCTGAGTAGCCTTGCATAGCCGATCGATCATGCCCAGTTTAAGTGCATCATCTATAGCATCAGCCTTAATAACATCGTCGGTAAACATATCGATCTGAGCGCGGAACATGCCGTTCATGTGCTTCTGCGCGTCACATAGACCTTTCCGTGCGATAATCTCAGCCTCTAACTCTGCGATACGCGCATCCTGTTCGGAAATTTGAGCCCTAAGAGCCTCTACTTCTCGACCGGCACGGATAAGTGCTTCGGTCAACTCAACTTCTGTTACGATAGGGGTAGGTAGATTGTTCATTGTTCAGACTCCTTAAGGGCACGGCTGGCGAGATTACCGATGAGTTCGAGAGCAAATCCAGCACGATATGTTTGGTCGGATTCGATGCGCCGAATGTCCACTAATGCATCTCGCATCTTCATGTTCTCGGCCTTTAATCGTTCGATTTCAGCCTTGTAAGCGTAGACCACGCGCTGGGCCGTGATACCGTCATTTCGAACAAAGCATCGGCAACCACCGTTAGTATGCATTCCAGGACGCCGATGAACTTGGCAGTTTCCGTCACTGCATCCACCGATTTGTTCTAATCGTTCTTCCAGTGTCATTGTTCATCTCCAAGGGCGTGACGGGGTTTGTCACCCTCCGCAGCGTGGAAGCAAAGAGGGGCGTAGACCATGCAGCAAGGCTTTCCTGCCCTCTCGGGAGTGTGAGCATTCCGCCACAAAGCCAAATCGGCCTCCCGTTCAGCAAGCTGGGCAGTCAGGCGGGCGTTTTCTGTCTTGAGCGCGTCAACCTCTTTTCCGGCGCGGATCAGGGCCTCTACCAATTCATTTTCCCCGACTATTGGCATGGGCAGATGAATGGGGTTTTTCACGGCTCACCTCCAAGGGCGCGGCGGGCTGTCATGCAATCTTGCAGTGTCAGCAATCTACGACCTCCCCTACCGGTATACAACTCAATTTGGTCAAAAGGACGAGTGTTGACGCCATGAGCCCATTCTTTTCGCGCTTCATCGTCAAGATGATTGTCATCATAGGCGTCAGCGATCTTTACCAAGGGCTCAATCGCCGCCCGCAGCCTTGCATTCTCATTTTCAATCTTTGTCATTCTAACAGACAGACCCCAATCGTCAATTTGGGATTGCAGACGCTCAACCTCTTGCCTCGCTTCATCTCGTTGCAGGGTGATCTGCACAAACCTCGTATGTCGGTCTGGATCACGCAAGAGTGCATTCTCGGCTTCAGCTTCACGGAGGGCGGTGATGAGGCGAAGGATCAAACCGCCTTGCTGTGTGAGTGCGCCCAAGCAGCTCTGCACCGTGGACAGGGCGGATGCGTCAGCCTCAGCAATAAGTTCTTCGTTAGTCATCATTGACCTCCTGCCCATTGAATAATATCATAAACCGTCCAGAACCATGACACCATAGCAACAATACACACTACCATCATGAACAATGCTGCATACTGCAGGTGCCGCTTAGTGATCTGCTTCATCGTGATATAAGTCCTTATCACATTAGAACTTATAATAACTCATCATGAGGGGATTGTCAACCGTTATTTTTCTCTTCATCCCAACAATCTTGGCACCATGAACCGAACAGATAATGTTCTTGCCATGATTTCCTACCATGGATGCTGCAATAGTTTATAGAGAATATCATCCATAGTATGCGTTTCCAGAGAGCCGGCATTATTTCTCTTCTAAATATGAAGGCATGATCTTTAGCGATGCGATCAGTAGCTCAATGGAGATGCGTTCGCGGATGGCCCAGATTAATCCTCGCCAAGCAGTTTTCAGCCTATTCCAGCTGGCTCGTGTTTCTGCCCAATCCGTCATTGTTCTGGATCTTGCAGAGAGGTTAGGATAGCAGCACGGAGCCGGGCACCGTCATAGATCGTCCAGTTCATTGCATTGGCGAATTTGTCCAAGCCATCATCACTCGTCATATATTCACACACTGCGGCAAGCACAGCATCAGCACCTGCTTGCGGCCCGTCAATATTCCTGGTCTGCACTCGCCAGATTATATTAGCGATATCAGTTCTAATCGTCATCATTCTCTCCTAATGCAGCGCGGACAGCCCGCTCGAAGCCTTCATATGCTGTCTTGTTCCTACGGGTGACCGTCTCTGACCATGCATTGTTCGCTCTTCCCACTGCTTCGGGGCTTGTTGCATGAGCGATAACCAGTTCGAAGATAGCATCAGCAGTATCCTCGGAGGTCCGACCATCCATGAAATAGTTGAGCGTTTGT